CACCAAACCCACCGTGTTCGATATCCTTCTTTGGTAGGAGTGAGTCTAACCAGTTTCTTATTTCACCTCCCACGAGAATCTTTCCATTCTTTGTCAGCATCGTGGGAACACGGGTAAGCTTGTTCTGAAAGTTTCTGGGTATCCCCTGTGTATTTACGTTATGGAACTGTACCAACTGTTTCAATTGCGCCTGATTATTGACATATTCAACAATTTCCATGGAATGTTTACATCTTGGACTATAAATTAGCAGGGACATCTAATATTTATATGGTATTTAGTAAAAAAAAATTAACGCACTATAGTAAAGATGAAGATATATATATTTTTGATTCTCATCGTCTTGGTCATTTTGTTGACCAGGCGTGAATCATTCACTGAGATTTTCGGTTTTTCAGGGTACAATAAACCAGTAGACTACATTCGTCTCAATGATCCCAGACCAAACCTATCGGGTTACAGTGAGGTTGAGGTTTCTGCTGATAACGACATGATGGAAACCCTCGTCATTCAAGCGAACGACGAAATTTCGAAGCGCATAGGTACTCCCACCTATATCATCGAAACGACTAAAATCAAGAAATACACCGGGGGTGATGGTGACATTTATGAATGTGTATTCATGGTGATGAAAAAGGGTGGTTTCACCTACGGGTTCTCAGTCGTAGCTTCGTTCGAAGTGAAGGGTGATGCCGTAAATCTCACATCTCTTCGCTCTCAGCCACTTGATGCTAAACAGCCTAGCGACGTGAAAGCTTTTACAGAAGGGTCGCAGGGTAAGGAATTTATTAAATTCGACCTCATTAAGGAAGTGGCTATGCCTACCAGGGGTGAGTTTGAAAAGGCTAAAAATAATTTACAGTAATTGTAATGATCAACATCAATGACATTTTAAAAATTGATGAAAAGAAGAATCTGATCAAAAAGGAGATATACACTAAAATTTACGAACAGTTTTCTTCTAAAATAAAACAGTCTGTCGAATTCGGTCATAAACAAGTATTTTTAACCATCCCCATGTTTTTATTAGGGTATCCCGTGTTTGATAGATCGGCAGCATGTCGTTACATAGCGAGACAGTTTATACGAGGTGGCTTTACTGTACAGTGTATCACCGAGTTTGATTTATGTGTGTCATGGCCAAAACCCCAAAAGGTAAAAGATAAAAGTGTTCATGACGATGATGACATTGAATTTCCGAATCTTATGAACCTTAAGAAGGTAGCGAACAAGTACAGGCGGGGTGCGTAGGAAATAAGTTTTAAAAAAACCCAATTAATCATAAATGGACAATTTGAACGTGCTCGTCGAGGCTAAAAAGGAATACCTCGAGCAATTATGTCTCATAATGTGTCCTCCTATGATTAAAGTTTTTGATGAAATGTACAGGGAAGCCGTTAAGCTCTCAAAAGGGCGCAAGATTCTCATCATGTTCCAGAAGTTACTGAAGGAAGTTCCCAACTGGTCTAATGCGATGTCTAAACAGCATACAGATAATATCGCCGATAGATGTGCTTGGTTCAGTGATCTTTTGGCTGCCGTTTTTGTAGCCTGTACCAAGATTCTATCCGCGGTTCGTCTCAAGGCGAATAACAAGAAAATTTCGCTTAAATTGCCAACGAATGAAGTGTTTATTCAGACGTGTTACAATAACATCGCCAAGGACCTGTACAAAGACCCTTACATTTTCCACAACGAACAAAGTGAATATACCCGTGATGAAAGTTTGACTTCACGGTTTTGTATGGCTATCGAATACACAGTAAAGGAGTTGATACCTGTTCAGCAAATTCTTCAAACGTACATGTCTCAGGATTCGAGGGACATTGATCTCGATGGCGAAATTGGGGACACACTAGACCCTGACGTCGTCGATGAACCAGAATTTCCAATGGAAGAACCCGAAGAGGAGCCCGCACCCGTTGAAGAGCCTGCTCCGCCTACCGAAACGGGTATCGCTGACGAGTTTAAAACCGTGCCGGGTGTCCAGGCTCCATCTGCCCCCGAAGAGCAGGAACCTGAACCAATGGGTGAATTCAGGACTGAACCCCTGGAACAAGAACAAGAACCTGAACCAGTGGGTGAATTCAGTGGCGAAGTACAGGGGGGTGTTTTATTTGACGACGCACCAGAGCAGCGTACAAAAAATCCCCGGTATAATTAAATGGAACTCTCTGACTATCTCCGTGACCCAATGAGCGCCGCTCTCGTAGCAGGAGGTATCACTGCCGGTTATATTCATCTCAAGGCACACCTCAACAATGAAGGCAAACTAGAATTAAACAAGTATACCAAACCCGCTATATTAAACGCGATACTTGTATTTTTCATTGTCTCTAATGGTTTAGGTAAAAAGGAGTCGATATCTTCAGACCCTTTCTAAAACTTAAAGATTACAAAGTTATAATAAGAAAATGGCTTCCGTTACTGCGTTCAACGATATGATGGGTCAATTTCTTGTGGAATTGCACAAGACTCTTCCAGAGGAAAAGGGCATTAAGAAGATGTTGACATCTTTTGACGTTTTAAAGTCCACAAACCCCCGTCTCATCGTGGATGGATACATGAATGGCGTAACCCCTTATGCCAGTCGCATCTCTAACAAGGATGAGAGTTTCATGTTGAATGAAATCGAGAACATCGAGTTTCTCAAGGACCTCGACGTAAAGTCGTATTGGTCTAAGCTGTCCACAAACACGAAGGATGCCACCTGGCAGTATCTTCAGACGCTCTACATGCTCGGCACCACTATCGTTTCGATCCCCCCTGAAACGCTCTCCATGATTGAGACGTTAGCGAAGGAGTGTGCTGATAAATTCGAGAATGGTGATGGTGATCTTGATCAGGATGCGTTGATGAAAATGGTCAGTAGTATGATGGGTGGATCGGGACAGGGACTCCTGGAAAAATAAACCTTTACCTATATTAAATGAAGGCCTGGTTCGACGACCCTAAGCAACTCATCAGGCGTGATCAAATTTCTCAGTTCTGGCCGACCAGTGATCAAACGCCAGAAGATCGAATTAATGCGGCTTCTAGATTCATAATTTACATTACCACCGTCGTGTTTCTCATTCGCCGCGATCCCAGGATTTACGTTCTGGCCCTGACTGTCCTCGCCGTTATTTTTGTTTTATACAAGAGCAACATGGTGAAGAATACCAGATCGAATTACCCGACGATGTCGGGGTCTGCGTGTCAGAAACCAACGCGTGACAATCCCATGGCTAACGTGCTCATGACTGATTACACCGACGCTCCCAATCGTTTGGAGGCGTGTTACTACTCACACCCCAATGAATTCGTCACGGAGGGTGTCCCGTTCGATTCAGGACGTTCTCGTTCGTCGTTACCTCGGTTCCAGAGAAATGCGATAGATAGACAGTTCGTGACAGCCCCTGTGAGTAAGATTCCAGGAGATCAGACAAATTTTGCTGAGTGGTTATACGGTCCCAAGAACGGACCCATGTGTAAGAGTGACACGAGGTATTGTAGTCCCGACGCGCGTGGTGTTCAATTGGAAGCGTTTGCGGGTCTTGGAGGGGATGGGGACATTAGGGGCCCCCGAGGCGGTGGCCGTGTGCGAGGGGGTGGCGGAACCTATAGTTAGATTAATATTCTCATGTAATAATAAATGGCGTATCAACTCCAACCCGGTCTCTCGATTGTTGAAAATGCTGATGCCCTACCAACTAAAAAGGCGACTGATGAGGTTTTCGTTTACCCTCAGCCCAGTCAATTAAATTATGGTTCACGACCCAATACCATGCTTTACGGAACTGCTCCGTACATGGGTGGTAAGGGTTCTCCAGCGGAATTCATTGAAACTTCTGATCAACTTCGTCCCCAAGCCACCACCCGTTTCAATAAAGTAATCGTACCTACATACGAACGCAACCTTTTCCCTCTCAATAACGTAGAATGTAAGGTTCCTCTTCGCACGATGCGATATGAACCTTCGAGCACCCGTGCCGAGCTTCAGAACGGACTGTTTGATCAGAGATATGTTAATAAAAATGTTAATAAGAAGTAAGAATGGCTGACCCAGTTTCACTACTCGCCATAGCCGCACTCGTTTATACTGGACGTTCCCTCAGTAAAAAACCCGAAAACTATACCGAAATTCCGGGTCCGAGTCCGGGTCCTAGTCCGGCCCCCCCTACCCAATTCAATGAATTCAAGGAAAATGATTTCGTGTCACAGATGAATACCCAACAGAAGAGGGAGGTGGAAAACTTCGGAGATATATCCAGGCAGCAACGTAGTGGTGGTCAGGAAATCCTGAATATGCGCAATCGAATGTATGATCAGGGTCGCATGAACAATCTTTCCCCGATCGAGAAACAGCTCGTTGGTCCAGGTCTCGGTGTCAGTGCCGATACACCAGCCGTCGGTGGTTATCAGCAGATGTTCAGAGTTAACCCAATCAACGTCGGTGAATACAGGCTCACTACATTACCAGGGCGTAATGGTCCCGCTCAAGATGTTACAGGTGGACGATCGGCGGTTGTTGGTGAGTTGACACATCACAAGCCTGAGACTACTGCGCATCTCCCCAGTCGATTACCCACGATGCCCGGTCGGGCACAGGGTATGTCGGGCGTCGTTCCCCGTAACGAGCACGAGAAGACCAAGAGGACCACCAACCGTTCCGAAACGGGACTCCGTTCCGATGGGTTGGGGTACAATGGCGCTAAGCGTTTCGTCCCCGCTCAGACGATCGCACAGAATCCCACGAGGTTTAGAACTGACCGTAACGATGAACAGTATGCGTACAACAATCAGCCTACTCCGGGTATTGTCAATTTTGTTGGCGGATACACCAACAGCGCAGCATCGCAGCTAAATGCTAAAAGCAATGATGAACTCATGAAGTATGGTTTCCGCCCGGAAGATCGCCGTGGCATGCCTAACCGCATGGGTAATCCTGGTCGTATGAATGTACGCGAGAGTGCGGGTAAGCAGGGTGGTAAACTCACCGTTGTTCGGTCGGATACGTCTCGCATTGATGGTCGTACCAACGCAGCCAATGGTGGTTGGACACAAAACTACAAGAATAAAGAGTATCATCAGTTCAACGCCTATAAGGGTAATGAAAATCCCTACTCCAGGCGTCTCGATATTGCGAAGGTTCAGCTTCAGAATAACCCCTTATCCCACAGTCTCTCTCAGTAGTTTTCATTGTATAGACAAAAACACTCATTAAAATATTATACATCTATTTTAATGAAGGTACATAACCTCTCTATTGATAGTAGTCAGCGCGGAATCAATATCATCGCATCGAACTCATTTTATGACATAGAAGGTACATACGTCATAGACGCCTATTCCAATACATACTCTGACTCAAACAACTATGTC